GTGAACTTTTGAGTGAAGATAAATATTTAAAATATTTTCCACTTTTGAAATCCAAGGAAAAGTTATATCAACAGGATGTTATATGGAAAAAGATATGCGAAGATCTCAGATGGGAATATATACCGACAATTTAAATGTAGGTATATAATAAATGTCAAAGTCAACAAAACCAAATTCACCAAAACCAAAGTCACCAAAACCAAAGTCAAAGGCGAGATTAAACCCACTGCGTCAAGGTGTCTCGTTTAATAGTTTGAGTAACATGCTCAAAAACTTTGCGATAAAAAAGAGAAATACACCCGAAGTTTTCCAAAACATTAACGACAAGCTTAAAAGATAAAGCTTTACTACAGGTAATGAACAACGATCCATATTATAATTTCTGTTTAGAAGAAATCAGGTTCTATACAGAAAAAATTAATGAAATTATAAAAGAGGGGATTAAAGACCCCAAAAAGTATTACGAGGAATCCAAAAGTGATTGGAAAAAAATATACCAGATGATACCTATTATGTACATGATGAATCAGATAGATCAGGAAAAAAATAAATAGTTAATATAAATGTCAGCTGCATTACTTGTTTTATTAGCGTGTTGTTGTAGTTCATCAGTAGGAGCTTATTTTGCACTGAATAAAACCGCTAAGTATTATGAAGACGAAATTGATACCCGTATTTATAAAATAATAGAGAGTGGAGCCGATCCAAAAGATTGTAAAGATTTGCGCGATTTCGTTACTGGTAATATTAAAGATATCGAGAAAAATAAAGTGAAGGTTCCTGAGAAAGGGACTAAAAAGGGTGATATTTTTGATACTATAATGAGGTGGGATGATTTGAAAGAAATGGATAAACAAATGGGAAGAACAAAACAAGAAAAACTCGAAACTTTATGTGTATACGATAATACTGTAGAGAAAGTGGTTAAAAAACTTGAAAATAAGGATACATCTGTATGTAAAGACCTATCGGACGTGTCTATATTGAAGAGTATACCACCTTTTGTTTGGGATGAAAAAAATGATAATTTTATAAAAATGGAAGATTTCGCAAAGCCTAAAATGAAAGACCATATAGAAGACGGGATCGGGATAAAAATATGTCACCCAGACTATAGCCCAGTGGCTTCACTCGACGAACTTTCAGAAAATGCTAAAAACCTAATTAGTGCTATTGAACAATTCGATGATGGGTTTAGTCCAGAAAAATGTACAAATTTTAAGGAAAAATGGGATAAAATTATCGACGGAAGAAAATTAAATGAGATTTTCACTGGAAGAGGTTCCGGTCAGCGTATAACAGATCCCGAACTTAATTTGATTTATTCAACACCAAAATATAAGGAAGTTATACAAGTACTTGGCGAGGCATTTGTCTGGCGTGAAGATATACCGGACTCGGAGTTGCCACCAGGTGTAACTAGAGTTGAACAGTCAGATGAAGAAATTATTAATAAATTTTGTATTTCAGATTTAAAAAGAAAAATAGATGAGAAAGTGGCCCTTCTTAAAAATGAAGACATACAAGGGTGTGATTTATACGATGATAATTGGACTACCATAAGAGAAGACTGGAATACCGGGTTTGTATGGAATGATTCAAATGATAAAATTTTAGCCGCACATAAATATGCATACGACGCATTAAGTGAAACAGATGAAACTGTAAGAACAATGACTACGGTTAAAGAAACCTTGTGTAAAAATTAATCCAAAGTCACATACCTAATCTCCGTTTCGTAGGGTACCCCGTTTTTTCGCAAGACAACTTCCATCGCATTGTGATATACACGCCCACTATACCCGGGACCCAATATTTTATACACGTGTTGTGAAAAAAAAAATAAATAGTTAATATAAATGTCAGATGTATTACTTATTTTATCAGCATGTTGTTGTAGTTCATCAGTAGGAGCCGGTGCATTCTTTGGTGGTTTTATACCGGGTACACCTCAGTTTATAGCTAAAAAAATTGAAAAGGCACCTAAAGATGAAGATGTATCAGGTTTTTGTAAAGAATTTAAGGAGATTAATAATGATAATGAGAATAGACCATGTCTTGGATATTATTGGGATGAATTTAAGAAGGAATTTATAAAAGATGATAATTATTTTTTAAATACATTCGGTGATATAAGTGGGACATCAGGACCTGTTATCGCTAAATGTAAAGAAGCTGGTGTTGATATTAGTTAATCCAAAGTCACATACCTAATTTCCAATTCAGTATTTAACGTTGGTGGAAAATTTATTAAATACGCTTCCGGAAACCCCGTCAAACGTAGATAATTTTGTGCTTGGGTAACCATGACATCGTTCACGGTTTTAACTGATTTCAGTTCGAGTACAGTTTTATTATTTATAATTATATCGGCGCGAAGATTCCCTATTGTATGACCTTCAAATACAATAGGAACTATTCTCTCCGTTTCGTAGGGTACCCCGTTTTTTCGCAAGACAACTTCCATCGCATTGTGATATACACGCTCACTATACCCGGGACCCAATATTTTATACACGTGTTGTGCATATTGTTGTATCATTTACTTATTCTTCGGCGATTGTTTCTAAACCTTTTTTTTCTTCCCGAAAATTTCTTATAAGATACGTGTATCTTATAAGAGTTCTAGATAAATCCATCATGACTTTATCAAGATCACCGAAGTGTCCAATTTCCATGGACATGGATATATGTTCTTGATATTTTTGGGAAATTTCCTCAATGGCATCCATAAGTTCGTTTGAAAAGTGTATACCTTCCTGTATATACCTTTTTACGTCTTCATTCATTTTTTTTATATAGTATAGTACTATTATCTTTATACACAAAACAAACAGTAAAAAATTTATAAAATGTCTGTCAAAAAAAGTCCCAAGTACTTTTAAAATTTATTTTTGAAAAAAAACTATCTCCTTGAGGAAGATGATCCATAAAAATAAAAATTTTTTTTAGTGGTCGAGACTTTTTTTGACAAAGATTTTTTTAAAAATACTCTATGTTTTGTGTACCAAAATAAAAAGTTTTATTATATAAATGTGGATGCTTTTGTGTAGACCCATTATCATACCAACCAATGTTCCCGAACAAACCATGATTAGTACCGATAAGTGTCGAATAGTAATCGTGTCTCCTACAAACGATCCAAGTAGATACGTCATCGATATGCCAGATGAAACACCAGAAATTCTTATAAAACCAGATAAGGATTAAAAGGTAAACGTATATAAATGCCATCGACACCTTTCGTGAACAGTAGCATTCGTTCAACTATACCTAACCCGTGTGAAGGTCTTCAACATATACTCATCAAGGTCATTTATGAAAATGAACGGGGTCGTGGTCCGGTACAAAGTATAGAAGCATATGCGTCCCCTATATTTTCATTCAATTATAACGCGACGTACCTTAACCGTAACGATACTTTACCAACACCTTCGGATGGTACCATTCGTCCGATATCCATGTTTAATTATAACACAGGTCTCTGGAGTGATAGTCAAAATGTACACGTAGACAAAGACCATATATTCAGACACGATAGTGTATGGTCGCCGAGTGTGTATTATGATTCTCTAAGAGACTTTTTAATGCACATTCGCGAAATATATAGTTACGACGGGGCAATAACGGGAACGGATTGGTTGTGTCGACCACCTTTGACACCAGAACCTATATACGATAGGGATATAACGTTACGAAACGTTTCGAGAACCGTTATGGAACTTATCGATAAAAACTCGGAAAATTTACCTGAAGGTGATTATTTGAAAATGTGTGACGAACTTAAAAAGATAAGGGATTTATAATGTACATAATGACTACATATAACCAAGCCCCGTGTAATTTCAAGTTTAAGATTGCCGCGATCGAAAAGGTCGTTGACGGAGATACCATGGACGTACTCATAGATTTGGGATTTGACGTCATGACGCGCCAACGCGTACGACTTCTCGGTATCGATACCCCCGAATCACGAACGTCAGATCAAGTTGAAAAGGTCTATGGAAAACTCGCAAAGAAAAACCTCGCGGAATGGTGTATGAAAGCGGTTGCATCTGAAAAGGACGATATTGAGATCGAATTAAGATGCCCGGAAATGGATAGTCGCGGTAAATTCGGACGCGTTCTCGGTGAAATTTGGGTTTCGGAAGATGGGAATTGGACCAATGTGAATCAGTGGATGTGTGAAAACGGACACGCCGTTCCGTACCATGGTCAAAATAAGGACGATGTTCATGCACAACACATGGCAAACAGGAAAATGTTAGCCGAAAAAGGTATCGTTACCGAACACGCTTGAATTTACTAAAAAAACTTTTTTTCTCACCCTGAGACTTTCGAAGATTTATACCGTTACCACACCCTCTACCTAAAAAACGGAGTTGTTGTTTTCGAAACTCTTTATCTATATTTTCTCTAATTTCATTCACTGTTTTTTTACCTAATTGATTTACGAATTGCATTTTATCGAGACCGTTACATATTTTATTTTTCGAGTTTATATAGTTTATTAAATTTTTTCGATTTTTATCCGTAATATTGTTTACCATTTATATAATACGATGTTTTATTTAATACGCATACTTCCTAATCCATAAATTACATATCCACTTTTCACCCGAATTTACCGGTGCACCACCGTGTAATGCTTTTTTGGTTATACACTCGTAATTGTTTAGTGTGTTAAAGAACAAAGCATCACCCTTTTCTAATCGGTACGATTTGTTTATGTTTGGAAACACAGTTTCACCACCTTCATATTCGTCATTCAAGGCGACTATGAATGTGTACATACGTTTATTCTTACCATCTGGAAACGTATCTTGGTGGGGTTTGTAGAACCCACCTGGTTTATATTTAAGAACTTGTAAATCTTCACAATTACGCAAAGGTCGATCCGTCATAGAAACGCATTTATGTATAAGCTTATCAACAACTGGATCTTCCGACGCTTTTAGCCACGCCGTTTCACTTTTCCGTATAGACTCGTCTATATCGCGGTTTTCTGATACGGTCGATGTATGTAATTTTTTAGACGCTATTTTTTTTATATGGTCACACTCGTCTTCACTTAACATATTTTTTAGTACTCTGGGTTTTTCGTATATAGGTATGAAAAACCATATAATGAGTAAAAGTGATATAAACAGTATAACCTTGTTCATTTTCTACTGTAAACTGAGAAGATTATTTTTTAATAAATATTGGGGTGGACACAGGAGCATGTTTACGATAGCATTTGTATATTTTCCGTATATGGTATCGTAGTGAATAATAAATGCAATAAACCAAAAATAAAGTGAGATGATGTAGTGTAACTTTGGCATTACAGATGCACTTTTAATTACGCTTATTAATAAGTTTACATCCAAATACCTTTTATCATGGAATCTTGATTTATACACGATAACCATTGATAAAAGATTAAATATAATTTCCATATAATCAAGGTAACCTTTCAGATTGTATCCCAATACTAAAAGATCTACGTGTCTCGCTATATAAACTGTTTTAAATGTAAATTCATTTTCATATATGTAGTAAACTATACTCGTTATACTCCCAAAATTTTTTAAAATCATAAATGGAAAAATTGAGGTAACGACCGAAGCTATTTTCATTTATGATGCATACGTCTTTAATCTTAAAGTGCGCGTAAAAATATATAATGTGGTACGGAAGAATTATATCTGTTTCGTATTTTTGAAATGACTTTATTTGAATAATCGGCTAGTGCATGAACTGTACGTAGTATATCTTTGGTTTTTGATGTATCAATCATCCATTGTCGAAGTAAATCCCCACATGTATCGGAAAACATTATGTATATGTTACGTATATCTTCTAATTTACACTTATGTTTATCGCGTTTTTGAAGTTCTTTTTTAAAGTCTTCGACGGATATATTTTTCAATAAATAGTCTACACGTAAATGTAAATTATCATCATCACCTACTGTATCGTACCTATATATAAGATCTCTATCAATCATAGTGAGTCTATAACTCAAATCTAATATATTCATATCGGCGCCATTATCTTCGAGTTCCATATACGTGGGTCTCCCTCCACAAGGTATATCACCGTGTTCCCTCGAGTGTTTCTTGAATTCGAAGTAGTGAGGATTATGTATACGACCGGTTTCTATACGCCCCGAGCGCCAATCAAACGCTGTGTGACAGTCGGTACACCACATTTGTGCACACCCATCTATTTTATATATCATTGTACCACATTTAGGACACGGTTTAGTATCTTTGTTTATAAATTTTATGGTTTCGACTGTTTTGGGATCACATACGTGATTAGATTCTAATACTTCATTACAGTGTTCGCAGAATTTTTGCATACACAAACCACATTTCATATCTGTATCTAAGAAACCTCTACACTCTTCGTATGAACACTTACGCGTAAAATTTACGGTATTTGTTGAAGCTATATTATATTCGAGTATATTTACTTTATCTACAATTTCTTCTACTTCCGTACGCATTTTAAATATGGCATCATCATATTCGATGACTGGGTTATTCATATGTATTGCTTCTCTACGCATATCTCTCATAAGAAAGATTTGGTCTAAAAGCTGAAAATATCGTACCCTAAGTTCTCTCATTTTCATTCTATATTCCGCATAGGGTTGTGTTTCTGGCATACGTGCCATTTCACGTTCATAGAGTATTTGTTCCCGGTGTTTTTTATACTCAACGTTTCTAAACCGTTTTGTACAAAACGAATCTATAAATTCGCGATCGTGTTCGTGTTTACATTTCATACAGTGTGGTTCTTCTGTATTCGATAACAAATATGTTTGTATACACGTTTTACACGCTTCATATTCACAGTGTGGACACGTAACCTTTTTATGATGTGTTTTATTGTACTTGTCGCAGCATACTGTACATGTACTCATACTTATACTATAACACGTGTTTTCTTTAATTATTTATAATTTTAATGGTCCGTAGTAATTTAATAGAATTGCAGTTATAACAGTTAGTACATTGAGAGGGACATCATAAGTGGGTATGACCGACTTTTCGGACCATCGTACTGTAAAAAATACCGAAAGTCCTTAAAATCGCTTCAAAGTGTGGATTTACGCATATATTTTTCCTTGACCCAATCCCTATCTTTTTTAAAAATTTTAGAAAGTTTTGGGTCTTTACGTTTGAAAAGAATCATGAGTACATTGAGTCTTCTGAAAAGACCGAGTGGTGGTTCACCCGCGCGTACGACTTTGGTGAGTGCCCTATGTCTCGCGATTTCGGATTTTTCTCTCACATCAACGTACCCTTGTTTTGAAAGGTACCCTGTATCACTTATTGGAATTTTAACAATCGTTTTCATTTATTTAAACTTAGGATTTTTTTCGAGTTTACCTTCGTGGAATACAACCGGATTATAAGGTGTTCCATCGACGTAGTATACTTTAGTATACCACGACTTTGAATTTGCATCCCAAACTTCACATCTTTTTAATCCACACTTATACTTTACTCGATTCTCCATATCTTCTCTACTTCCAGTAACTTTTCCCGTCTTGTTACCTTTAACAACATTTTTTGCATCTTTCATACCATTAATAAAAGAGATATATCGAATAAGTCCCGTGTACATCTTTTATTAATGATTTGTGTTTATTTTTTATATTACTTATTTTTGTTGGTACTTTGTTTGTTTATTTAATTGTGCGAGACGTGTCTTAACTGTCATTTCAGACACACCTTCATTAATGTTCTTTTTGAGTCTACTCACGTTTTTAGCCGCGCGTCCTTTCATGGTATTATTCACCAATTTCTTAAGGTTTGCCTTTGTATTTTTGGGTGGTGGAGGTGGCTTTTTTGCTTTCATGTTTCTTTCCATGTTACCCTTAATTCTATTAAACGCCCGATTTGCTTCCATACCTCGACTTCCAATAAAGATACCTTTTCTCCATTGTGTAAGGTTTGCACTGTTTATATATTTCTTACGATCAGCTTTTGTCATGTTTGGGTACGTTTTAGATATGTATTCGGCAAGTTGTTTCTTAACTTCTTGGCGTTTCTTTCGATTCGCCGCTTCGTTATAATTACCGTTTAGTTTTTCGGATTCTATAGTTTTTTCTATACTTGGTGCAATATTTCGGATTTGAACTCTATAATTTTTGAGTTGATTCAATAATTTATTTTTAACTTTTTGGTCCATTTGTGTCGATTTAACTTTTTTGGTAAGAGATGCACGCATTTGTTGGTTTTGTGCCGCTTTTTTCTTATTTTCAGCTTCTTTTTTCTTCTTTTCTTCCTCTTCTTTTTTCTTTTTTGCGAGTGCTTCTGCCTTTTTCTTTTCGATCATTTCTTCCTTCGCCTTTCGATTCGCTTCTTCTTTTTCCCTCGCTTTTCGCTCTTCCTCTTCTTTCGCTTTTCTCTGTTTTGCAAGTTCCTTTGCTTTACTAATAACATTTTTCTTTACCGTATTAAAATTGTCACCCTTTTCAAATCGTTTAAGAAACGCCATTTTATTTGTATTCGTTAAATTCTTAGAATTATTCAAGATCTTACTCAACAATTGCTGCTTCTTTTCACGTTCTTTTTTGTTTGCTTCTTCTTTCGCCAAACGGTTTTCCTCTTCCTTCGCCTTTCTTTCTTCTTCTTCCCTTTTCTTTCTCTGATTCGCGAGGTTTCGAATTTTACTAACAACATTTTGTTTTAATGCGTTATAGTTTTCACCATTTTCGAATCGTTTAAGATAATTTACTTTGTTCGCATTTGTAAGGTTTTTAGAACTATTTAAAAGTTTACTCATGGCTTTTTGACGTTTCTCTTTCAGTTTCTTTTCCGCTTTTTCCTTCGCCAAACGGTTTGCTTCTTCTTTTGCCAAACGGTTTGCTTCTTCTTTCGCCAAACGATTTGCTTCTTCCTTAGATTTTCTATTTGCTTCTTCCTTCGCCAAACGATTTGCTTCTTCCTTAGATTTTCTATTTGCTTCTTCTTTCGCCAAACGGTTTGCTTCTTCCTTCGCCTTTCTTTCTTCTTCTTCCCTTTTCTTTCTCTGATTCGCGAGGTTTCGAATTTTACTA